TTGTAAAGACGGTGTGTATTATTGGATCATTACCGATAATTCTGATTGGGGGTTAGATACAGAGCACGAAGATTTTTTCATAGGAAGTAAGTTTCCAGAACTTGCTGTTAAACAAGTACTGCTAGGCGTAGATTACTTAAAAAAATATTACCCATCTAAACAAGGTTTCATTGACTGTAAAATGTTAGATGTAGAATCTTTCAGTAGGTATCTTAATATACAAAAAGGCATAGATAACAAAATTAGAAAAACAAACAAAGATCATCACGAATTTGGATATCTTAATGAAAAACATAGACGTAGTCTAACACAGATGCTTCAACTAGGCAGGAATGATATTATCAATGATTGGATAAATGTAAGTGAATTTATTGATAAATCACTGAGTGATTCACTTTTTGGAATTGAACAGCGCAGTGTCTATATTAAAGAGATTAATCATAGTGTTAAACTTACAACAAATACGGCTAGAACTGGTGCTATTTTTAAAATATTGGATGATAGTATAGAACTAATACCACATACTGACATCAATAAACTGTAATAAAGATTGACTAAAAATTAAATACATATATAATACATATATTGCCCCGGTGGTGAAATGGTAGACACGCTGGTTTTAGGTACCAGTGCTTATGGCGTGGGGGTTCGAGTCCCTCCCGGGGCACCATTCTATAAATACTCCTAGAGAGGAGTATGAAAATGATTTTAGTAGCACTAATGGCAGGCGTTATTGCCTTTGACAATAAAGAATTCTTTGACACCGTAGCAGAACAAATACACACACATGACTGGCACCAAATTCACTGTAGACAAGTAGATCCAGAATTACCAGCATTAACAGTAAAAACATTCAGCGGTAAAGAAATAGTTTGCAACAAACTAATAAAGGATTAATCAATTGAAACAGGAAACACCTGCAGAAAAAATAGCAAGAGAAGCATTAGAACGACTTATGGATTGGGTAGAACAATACGGTGTAGACACAGAAAACTTTGCCAAATACACAAAAAAATAGTTGACACTCCTGCTATACAGTAGTATACTGTATAGACAATAAAGGGAGAACATGATGAAAAGCGAAGTTGAATATGCAGTACAAGAAGCATCTAGTATGAATCTTAGTGCCGAACAAAGTATTAAATTTGTTATGCGTGTCTCAGATTGTGATAGAGAAGTTGCAAAGCAAGCAATCAATAATCGTGCTATTTCGGCACACTATGAAGCGACAAACTTTGTAACTTCATAAAATTATAGGACAGTTGGCTGAGTGGTCGAAAGCGGAAGATTACTAATCTTTTGAACGTGTGAGCGTTCCGTGGGTTCGAATCCTACACTGTCCGCCAATTTGTAAAGGAGTATAGACTATGGAAGTGTTACTATTATTTGGAGCATTAGCAGCAGGTCATCATTACTTGACTCAAGATGAACCAGTTGCACCACAAGCTGAAATCAGCTCACAACCTATTGGAGAAATTGTAAACTTTGGTCACGACGATGTTAGTCTTGCAAGTATTGACTGGAGCAAAGCAGGCAATAGTATTGTTGCTGATTCAAGTGAGAACGGCGTACAGTGGGTTTTTATTACTAACTAATCTAATAAGAGGAATATAAAATGAAAGTATCAGTAGATGTTTACACAAAAGATGTAGACGCAGGGTTGGCTGCATTTAAACTTGCACTAGACAATGGTGCAACAGATGCACAATTGCGCAGCAACGAAGATTGGGAAACAAAGAAATTTGAAAGTCTTAATCTAATGTTTGAAGCAGACAATACGTCAGAGGCTATTACAAGTCTTGACAATGGTCCTTTTGCAAGAGACGTAGCGGATCTAAAATAACACAGTCCAGTGTTCCGTTTCACTGGTAAAATAACCGAACGGATGGTGCCCAGGATAACCTGAGCAGGTTGTAAAACTGCTTGTATTTTTTATGTCCCGTTCGTCTAGTGGCCCAGGACCCTACCCTTTCACGGTAGTAACAGGAGTTCGAGTCTCCTACGGGATACCAAATAAATAGTAGTACAATGATAACAATTACCCAAGAAGCAAAAGAATATTTAGACAAAGTACGCAATGACGACTACGTTACACTTGGTGTAAAGGGTGGTGGTTGTAGCGGATTTACCTATGTTTGGGACTTTAAAAACAACTGGCCTGATGTACACTGGAGCGAGCCCTATGAGGATGCGCTAGTGCTAGATCCAATGGCAGAAATGTTTGTTGCGGGGTGTACAATTGATTACAAAAACGAACTAGGTGGAAGTTACCTAACAGTAATCAATCCAAATGCAACTGCAAGTTGTGGCTGCGGCGAAAGTTTTGCAGTATAACATAGTCAACAACTATATACTAATAGCCCATAAAATATAAACAATCATGCCTACTATATGTAAATATTTGTATAGTCTAAAGGAGTAACTATGCCAACATTTGTATATATGACCGCCTGTGATGGATGCGGTTATTGCGTTGATATTTGTCCAAGTGACATCATGCACATTGATCCAGTAACACGAAGAGCAGTAAACATAGAACCAAACTTTTGTTGGGAGTGTTACAGTTGTATAAAAGCATGTCCACAAAATGCAATCGACGACAGAGGGTACAGTGACTTTGCGCCCATGAACCACAAGGTCAGAGTATTACGAGAACCAGAAAAAGGCGTTATCAGTTGGCGGCTTAAATTTAGAGACGGCAGAGAAAAACACTTTGAAAGTCCTATCCGTACAACACCTTGGGACAGTATAAAATGTGCAAGTGAGTATGACATGCCCGAAACGGGACTTAACGATACACAGCAACTAGCACATGAACCAGAATACTTACTAGCAGATGGCGGGTTGCGCATGATTAGTAAAAATAAATTTGTTAAATACGAGTACACAGGAGACACACATGCCACCACGTAATCATAATAACTGGACCAAAACACCTAAAGTAGAACACATCAGCAGTGATGCTTATAACAGTCACTACCTATATACACAAGAACAAGAACTGATCTTTAGTAAAGTTTGGGTGCCCATGTGTCATATCAGTGAGATGTATAATCAAGGTGACTTCCGCACAAGTCAAATTGCAGGACAGCGTGTGGTTGCGTGGAACACAGGTTCAGGCGTAAAAGCATATCTTGGAGATAACATCACTAGTGTAAGAGGTAACATGGCCAGCAACGAAGCCGCTGGCAAAGAACTACACTGTGAAGTTTACCATGGTGGTATGGTATGGGTAACACTAAATGAAAATCCAGATTGCAGTGTAGATCAGTGGACAGCAGGCGCATTTGATTGTATTGCTGAAGCAATTGACACAGAGGAAATGGAAGTATTCCATTATCACAAAGCAGTTATAGATACAAATTATAAATTGTGGCATGACACAAACAGTGAATTTTATCACGACTTCATGCATTACTTTAATAGAGTGAGTGGATTTAATGACGAATATTTCGCTAGAAAAAATATCCCTTTTGATAATGGTCACGTTAATGTGTCTAGCTTTACTGTTAACTATGAAGAGTATGACGGATTTGAAGATCGCGGGGAACTATCTTTTCCCAATTTGCCGCCCAACCAGTGGTACATGGTTGACCTCTTTCCAGGATTCAACTTTAACCTCCGCGGGAGTGCATATCGCAGTGACTCAGTAACACCACTAGGACCAAACAAAGTACTAATAGAATTTCGTGGTTATGGACTACGAAAAGATACACCAGAGGAAAGACAAACACGCATAAAGCATCACAATAGTATATGGGGACCTTTCGGCAGAAACTTGCACGAAGACCTTATTGGTGTTGCTGGTCAAGGTACCACAATGCGTGAGGGTACAGAATCAAGAAACATACTGCACGGCAGACATGAGAACTCGACTATACATGATGAAGTTGGAATGCGTCACTACTATGCAGAGTGGGGCAACTTCCTAGGAGTTGATCCTGCAAATCCACTACAAGGACAACTTCAAGATGTTAGTAAGGCTGCGTAAAAAGATATTTAGACTAATGGATTGGATAGCCAGAGACTCTGGCTGCAAGCACATGGGTCGTAATTAAATAGGCTTACTGCTACTAGCATCCCATTTATTATATTGACGTAGTGTAGCACTCTGTCTCTGTGCAAAGCGTTTAGTGTCGCAATTGCTACAACAGTGAGCACTGCTACGGCGATTAATTTCTTTGCTAGTTCTAGTAAACTCACACTCGCACACATCACATCTAATTTTGTATATGGTTTTTGTAGTGAAACATCTTTCACGCACACCATTTCTAGTGCGAAAATAATCTGTGCGTATTTTTGCCTCACCTAATATCATACAAATATTTAGCAAACGGCTAGATTAAAACTCGTAATAAATACACTATAATTTAGGAGTCCCACACATGGCTAAACAAACAGTAAATCTTGGCAGTAGTGCCAATGACGGAACAGGCGATCCGCTACGCACCGCCTTTGATAAAATTAACGACAACTTTGATGAACTGTATCTATACAGTACTGCAGCAACAGGCAATAACATTACTATAACCGGCAATACAATTGCTAGTGATAACACCAACGGCAACATTATACTTGATCCAAACGGCACAGGCGACATTGTAGTAGCGACTGGCGCGGAACTAACACTTACAGATCATACAGACAATGCAGTTTTGTTTAGTGATGCAAGTGGCAACCTCACAATGAGTGCAGGCTTTACCTTTGATGGAACAAACGTTGCAACAACAGGAAGTATTAATGTTAACAGTAGATTGAAGTTGGAAGACAACCGCATTACTACACAAACAACAAATGATGACATTGACATCGATCCAGCAGGCACAGGTTTAGTTAACCTTATTACAACAGCGCAGGCAACTGTAGGATCAGCAGGCGCTGCAACTAACGTACCAGCAGCACCAACAACCTACTTTCAGATCAAAGTTAACGGCGTAACATATGTAGTACCAGCGTTTGCTGTTAGTTAAGGAGTAGTACCCATGAGTAAACAAATTATTAATGTAGGTACTAATCAAGATGACGGCACAGGTGATAATCTCCGTGCTGCATTTGTAAAGGTTAATGACAACTTTACTGAAGTCTATAATGAACTAGGTGGTGTGGCACTTAGTAACATTAAGATGAGTGGCAGTACTATTACTACAGACACAAGTAACAGTGGAATTATTATTGATCCACAAGGTACCGGCACTATAACACTAACAGGTAACACTACTCTAACTGGGACACTAGATGTATCAGGTGCACTTAGCCCTGCTAGTCTAGCAGTAACAGCAGGCGCTACAGTAGGCGGTAATCTAGGAGTTACAGGCACACTAACTGCAGGCACATTCGCTCCTAGCAGCATTACAATTGCAGGTGTATCTAACCTAAATGGCGATGTAAATTTAGGCGATGCAAGTGGCGATACAATTACTGTAACAGGTCGTTTTGACAGTAGTTTAGTGCCTAGTGCAAATAATACAAATGACTTTGGCAGTTCAACACTACGTTGGAAAGACATCTATAGTACAACTATTAACACAAGCGGCGATGCAACATTTGGTGGCAACGTTACCATTGGTGGAAATATTACTATTGGGGATGCAGACACAGATAATATTAGTATTAATGCTGAACTTGCAAATGATCTAATTCCAAACAGCGACAGTTTATACAATGTTGGTAGCACAGACAAACGTTACCTTGCAGTGTACAGTGATCGCTTTATTGGCACAAGTGCAGAAGTTGGCGGCTTAGACATTGTATCAAACACTATTAAAAGTCTAAACACAAACAGCAACATTACTATTGATCCTCAAGGCACAGGTATTGCTATTGTTGCAGGACAGTTGCGTGTAGATGGAACATTCCAAATCAATGGCACACAAACTATTGACATGGGCGGTAATAGAGTACAAAGTGTTGCAACACCAACCAGTACTACAGATGCAGCAACAAAAGGTTATGCTGATGGACTTGCAAGTAACTATGCGACTGCAGCACAAGGTGCGACAGCAGATAGTGCAGTTCAGAGCATACTTATTAGTGGTGATGACAGTGCAGCACAGACAGTAAACAACGGTTATGTTATTGACTTTAATGGCGAAGGTCTTGTTACTACTGCAGTATCAGCAAACAAGGTTGCTATTAGTGTCGCAACACAAACACTGGAAACAGTTACCAATGCTGGTACAACAACTGTTAATACTATTACTGTAGGCGGTGTTAATACAGATGGCTTGACTATTGTAGACAATAACATTAGTAGTAATAGAACTAACGATGATCTTATACTTTCACCAAGTGGTACAGGAAGCATTAATCTAAATGGTACTGTAACAGGCACCGGTGTGCTAGATGAAGATAACATGGCTAGTAATAGTGCAGTTCATATTGCTACCCAACAAAGTATTAAAGCATATGTTGATTCACAAATAGTTGCAAGTGGAGATATTACGTCAGTAGTAGCAGGCACAGGTTTGTCAGGTGGAGGTACTTCAGGTGATGTTACATTAAATATAGATTCTACTGTAGCCACACTTACTGGATCGCAAACACTAACAAACAAAACGTTAACTGATCCTATTCTATCTCCTACTGCTACAACAGGTGGTAAGATTGAGTTTTTAGAAGGAACAAACAACGGTACTAATAAAGCAACACTAATAGGTCCTGCAAGCACTGCCGATGTAACTATTACATTGCCAGCCGCATCAGGTACAGTAGCACTGACTAGTACTGCTCAAGGTGCAATAGCAACTGCCGGTAATACTGGTACTGGTAGCATCGGTGTAGGAGATACACTACAGGCACTAGGTACAACAAATGAAATAAATGTAAATGCTGCGGGTAGTGCATTATCTTTTAGTTTAGCAGATGATATTTCAGGCATTGAAAGTATTAGCACTACAGGTTTAAAAATTGTAGATAACAATATACAAGGCACACAAAGTAATGCTAATGTTGTACTTGTCCCCAATGGCACTGGTGCAGTTGAGATCCGTAGTAACTTAACAGTGTCAGGAACTATAACTGGTACAATAGATGCTGATAATGCAACTGTATCTAATATAGAAGTAGACAACTTTAAAGCAAGTGCAATAGTTACTGAAGGCGAAGGCATTGCAAGTAACGACAATGATACCACTATTCCAACAAGTGCGGCAGTAAAAGATTATGTAGATAATAACACCGTAAGTGCAGGGTCAGAAACTACATTTACTGCTGATGTTAAATTTAACACAGGTGTAGAAGAAAAGTTTGCAACACTTACAGGCTCAACAGGAGTTGTTGCACACGATTGCAATAACGGACACCTATTTTATCACACAGGTGCTAGTGGTGATATTACTGCAAACTTTACTAACCTAGGTCTTACTGCAGAATATGCTACAAACTTAACAGTAATAATTAATCAAGGTGGCACACCTTATGAAGTTACCGCTGTGCAGATAGGTGGAGCGGGACAGACCATAGAATGGCAAGGTGGCAGTGCTCCTACAGGAAATGCAAACGGAATTGATAGTTTCTCATTTACAATATTAAATGATGGCGGTACTTATGTTGTTCTTGGACAGATGGTAGACTTTACATAATGCCAATATTATCCACAGTAAACGGAAGTTTTTTTGCAGGACGTAGATCAACTGCGTACAGCGCGGCGGCTTGGAATCCTGCTTCAAGCATAACTACTGCAATTTGGTTTGATGCTAGTGACACTGGCAGTTATACACTTAGTGGATCAGATGTAACAGCAGTAACAGACAAAGCAGGCAATGCCACTGTTACAGTAAATGGCACGCCTAATGTAAGCAACACATTGGACAGCAAGGCGGTTTTTTCATTCTCAGGTAGTAGCGAAGATTTTACCACCGATGAGGTTGCACAAGCCAGCAGTGGCAATCACTGGGCAATAGGAGTTATGCAATGGAACACTCGCAACGACTCACAAGATAGTTTCTGGAGTACTGAAAATAACAGCGGGTCAATAGCAACCAAAAGAGACTATGCTATCAGTGCTGGTGCCAGTAACTTTGATGGTGAGTTAGATTTGGATGGACTGATTACAGGTAGAATCTCGTCAACTATAGGAAACACACAGGATTTTGATTCAGGTGTAGCACAAAACACTTGGATTATAATGGTTGTTATATTCAACAAAACTGGCAACCAAATTGCACTGAGAGTGGACGGAACAGATGCGTTTACACCTGTGAATGACTATGACAACTCACTAGACACTCTTATGGATCTACGCATCATGCGCAACAGAGCAAACGAACGTATGTCCGGCAGAATGGCAGAATTTTTCTCAGTAGCAAGTATTCCTGGCACAGGCAGCACAGACATCTCAACTGTAATACAAGCAGAAGGCTACCTTGCTCATAAATGGGGATTAACAAGTAATTTACCTGCAGATCATACATATAAATCGTCAGCACCCTAGGATAAATACTAGATAATGAGGAGTATTTGAGCATGACGGCTCCAGTATGGATAACACCACCAGGTGATCTAGGCACAGTTGTTGAAGGTGAATTTTACCAAGTACAGTTAAATGCTGACAATGCAGACAGTTATCTTTATCTTAGCGGCGTATTGCCTGTTGGCATTCGTGTTACGCAGTATGGAATACTAGAAGGCAATCCTAAAAACTACGATTACATTCAAGGTGTTCCTGTTGAAATAGCACAGGATGTTACTAGTAAGTTTGTTGTTCGTGCAACTAGCTCAGACGGTACTGTAGCAGACCGTGTGTTTGAAATGACTGTTACAGGTCAAGACGCTCCCGTTATTGATACACTTCCTTCAGAAAACTTGGGCGCATATTTTGATGGCGACAAAGTTGACGTACAACTCACTGCTACAGATCCTGATCCAGGTGATACACTTACATGGAAACTACAAAGTGGCGAGTTACCAACAGGATTAAGCATTAGCACTAGCGGTCGTATATTAGGCTATATAGAACCATTTGCTGCAGTTGATGGCACTCCTGGTTTTGATATTAACAACTTTGATATTGGCGAGTGGGACTTTGCTACTAAAAGTGTAAACAAGAATTACGAGTTTACGATTCAAGTAAGTGACAGCAAGCAAATTGATTTAAAAACCTACAGTCTATATGCAGTGAGTCGGAACATTGCAACTGCTGATATGGATATCGTAACTGCCGACAATGTTGAAAGTAGCAATACAAATACAACAATTGATCAATTGTTAGATGCAAGCCAAACAAGTCTTCGTGTTCCAGTATTGCTTACTGAAAGCACAGGATTAGGTAGAATATCACACGACAATAGATTTAATTTTCAGTTTGTTGGCAAAGACTTTGATAGTGTCCCTATAGATTATATATTAGATAGTGGAAGTTTACCAACAGGACTATCATTGGATACAAAAAGCGGCTGGCTTACAGGTACTTTACCAAATTTCAGTGCTACCGAAACTAATTTTAACTTTGGTATAAAAGTTAGAAAGCGCAATAATACAGCATATGTAAGCACTGCGACCAATTTCACAATAACTGTGGTAGGTGACGTAGATAGTACAGTGACTTGGCCTGACAGAAATTTAACAATTATCGCAGGAGAACAAAGTCAATTAAATGTTATAGCTTCTATTAGCGATAATCGTCCTGTACAATATGAACTTAAAAGTGGCAGTACCAGTGTAATTGCAGGCAACTTTGTTGTCGGCGAAACGTATACAATTGTTAGTGCAGGCACTACAGATTTTATAAGTATCGGAAGTGCAGATAACACAGTTGGTACAATATTCACAGCAACCGACATTGGCAGTGGATCTGGTACAGCAAGTTTAGGTACAAATAAACTTCCTCAAGGTTTAAAGTTAAATGAAGATGGGTTAATTGTAGGCAGAGTAAGTTTTGAAAATATGACGTTTGATACTGGAACAACAACGTTTGATATAACAAATGTCTATACCAACACAACAACATTTGAACAAGTATATAGTTTTGTTGCAAGAGTATTCAGTGCCGACGGTGTAGTTGACACATACAAAAAGTTTAGTGTAACAACAAGTGCAGATAGTAGCAAACCTTATGAAAGTTTGTATGTTCGTGCATTGCCGCCGCAACATCAAAGAGATATATACGACAATTTAGTCCAAAACAATGATGATATACCAAGTGAAGATGTATACCGTGCAAGCGATTATGCATTTGGTATTCAAAAAGACATACGCAGCATTATTGCAGCAGGCTTAACACCTGCGCAAGAAACAGACTATGTTGAAGCAATGAGTAAAAACTTCTGGAACAACACACTAAGATTTGGCGGTTTTAAAACTGCAAGAGCACTCAACAGTGATGGCACAGTAAAATATGAAGTTGTTTATGTAGAACTTGTGGATAATACACAAGGCATCGATCCAACTACTGGATTAAGTGCAAGTCCTGTACTACGTCAAGATGTGCGTAGTAATACTAGCACTTGGACTAATCCACTAGCAGTAAGTGAAACTATGCCAGATGTAAGTCACGGACATTACCTTGCTTCACAAGCCAACGATTACCATGTATATCCAAACAGTATAGAAAATATGCGCAGTAGATTAAAGTCGGACATTGGTTACCAAATACTAGAACGCAAAGTATTACCTGATTGGATGCAGGACAAACAAGCAGATGATACTGTACTAGGATGGACACTTGCTGCACCTATTGTATACTGTAAGCCTGGTACTAGTGCTAAAATTAAATACAGACTAGAAGAGCGTATTAAGACTGCTAATCTGAATATCAAATTAATAAGTTTTGAGATTGATAGATTAATACTGGATAATAATCTAAGCAAATACTTTGACAAGACCACTGGCAAGTATACCTTAACGTCTGAAACAGCATTTGATTTAAATGATCCTACTACAACATTTGATGGCGATGGCACACGTTTCTTTGCAAGCATAGATGTATATTCTTCAAAAGATGACGGCGACAAGTTTGTTAAGTTCCAGCAGGCAGGACCTTTTGATAGACTGCCTTACACGGAAAGATAAATATATACACAGTTTCCACAGACGGAGTTTATAGATAATGGCAAGCGGAATTATTACAACAGGTATTGACACAGCGTATCCAGTGGCAGGTCAGGACAATGACAGTCAAGGATTTCGTGATAACTTTACAAACCTAAAAACAGCACTAGACACTGCTAAGACAGAGATCAGTGACCTAGAAGCAAAAGCAGTACTTAAAAGTGCGCTATCAGGCGAAAGTTTAAGTAACGATGGCGCTGGCGCTGTTATAGAAGATTTTGAACTTAAAGACATGAGTGAAACTCGTATTGCTAAAGGAGCTGTAAGTGGAACAGTAACTTGTAATTATGAAGATGGGCCGTATGTAACAATTACTACAAGTGGAAGTATTACGCTTGCATTTAGTAACTTTCCTGCTGCAGGCAAAGTAGGTACAATTCGCGCTGAAATTAATGTTGCTAGTGTAGCGCACACAATCACACTTCCTGCTGCAGTAGATATTGGACAAGATCAACTAATTGGCAGCAATGGTGCAAGAGTTATTACACCAGATAGAACTGGCGTACACATTTTTGAATTCGTTACAGATGATAGCGGTTCTAGTATTGCTGTTATTGATTGTTTGCGTAATAGCAGAGCAATTGAAGTACGCACTGCAGTAGCGGCTGGACAAGCCGGCGATAAAGCAGGCGACATTGCAGCAGATGCAACTAACCTATATGTATGCACAGGTACATATGACGGCAGTACTGTAATTTGGAAAAAACTAGTTCTACAAGCAATTTAACGGTTGACTTTGCCTCTATATCCTGTATAATATAACATTATATAAGAGGTATCTATGAACAAAATTGACTTAAACAAGTATCAAGACTTCGTACAAGAAGTAACATCACAAGAATCTAACGATAGTGGCGAAATGGCTATGGCTATTAGCAAACTAGAAGAAAGTGGCGTAAACGTAAGTTTGCTACTAACAGGTGCTGTTGGCATTAGTGCTGAAGGCGGTGAGTTCATGGAAATTGTAAAAAAGTGCATTTTCCAAGGAAAACCTTTATCAGAGGAGACTCAATTTCATGCAAAACGAGAACTGGGTGATATTATGTGGTACTGGATTAATAGTTGCCGCGCTCTTAACATTGATCCTAACGATGTAATTGCAGAGAATGTACGCAAACTGGAAGCACGTTATCCAGGCGGAAGTTTTGATGCATACTATAGCGAGAACAGGCAAGACGGTGACCTCTAAAGATCATATTTTTTGTGCAGTATTTGCTGTACTTTTAATGTTTAGTCTTAAACTAATGCTGATTCCAAATGTAATTTGGAGCATGGTTGGTGCTTGGCTTGTGTGGCGAAACTGGACCACGTTCAACATATACTGTGAACAACGAAGGGACGGACTAAGATGAACCATCCTCTAACGCCTAATCTAAGAGAATTAAGCGATACTGACTTGATGAAAAAACAAAGTGAACTGCAAAAGCGTATTATCTACGGATATCAAACTGGCAACTCAAACATGATCTCACAAGTAGAACTAATGCTTAACGATTACAGAGAAGAATCAATGCGCAGAGACAGAGAGCGCACAGCACAAGCAAACGAAACTGCCGAAGGCAAAGGCAAAAACTGGGACGATTTAATCGACATTTAAATGATAGAACTTAACGAAACCTTTAGTACTACAATGATTATTGAGGATGTTGTTATTCCGAACACTTGGAATATCACTGTGCAACTAGTTCCAAACACTGCTAAAAATAAACTTTACAATAAAGCAATGGAACGTGTACAATACTATATTCAAGAGATACTGGATAACAGTATTTTTGTTGGCAGTCATAATCTCAAACTATTAAGTGAGATTCCATTTAAAGCACAGGTACATGTGTTTCCAGATGATCCATGGGACCATCTTATTGCAATGTGTTTGTACACTAAGATTAACAGTATGTGCGAAGAAGTCTTTTTCGTAGACAATATTAACATCAGTAGTCATCAGGCACGAAGTGTAAGTCATAACTTTAGCGAAGTAGATGGTGGTAACGAAAACTTGTTGGAACTGTTTGAAGATGAACCGGACTTGGAAGCATATGTAAAGTATTGGTATAAACCTACACCGCAATTATTTTTACTGCACGAAGGACTAAAACTTGTGGATCATCCCTGGGATGAAATTGAACTACAGTATGACGATAAGCCAAAAGAAGCCGATGTAGTTAATCTGAAAGATTTTAAAAAGCCACCAAAGGGCGACAATGACGATACTGCTTGACAAATATAGTAGACAGGTACTAAGTGAGAATCAGGCAGTAGAGATGCTATATGCTGATCCTAAACTTGACGTTAGTAACTTGTGTTTAGAAGATGTTACGAAGTTCAATGGTGCAAGTAAACTACTACATTTAAACACAGTGCTTACGCAGTTGGATGAACTTGGTATTGATGTAAAAGAGTATCATAAGCATAATCAATCCAGCTGGCGTATGCCCGTTGACTACAAAGACTTGGACATTGCAGCATATCTGCTAAAACTATGCAAAACAGATGCAGAACTGCAACGTGTAGGCGCAGAACTTTTACTGTATCAAGAACGAGATATGTTTGATCTACTACGCTTTCTTGTTTACATTGTAGATGTTATGCGAGAGCAAGACATTGTTTGGGGGGTAGGCAGAGGATCAAGTGTAGCAAGTTATGTGCTTTATCTAATAGGTGTACACAAAATTGATAGTCTTTACTATGATTTAGATATTGCAGAATTTTTAAGATAAGTATATAATATACGCATATAATAGGAGAATTGAAATGGCACCTAAACGTGGCAAAACTTACAGAACATCAAGCGGTCAACAAGTAGACTTTGGTGCTTTACTTTTAAATAACGAAACTGTGCCGGCAATAGGCAACATGAATGTAAATGCTCGCGGTGATGAAATTGCACCTGATGGCACTATTACTAAAAGTCGCGAAGATATCATGCGCGAATACAATGAACTTAATACCATGGTTCCATCTGATGGCGCCATTCCAGAAGGCACAGGTTTGCAAGCAGATGATGATTGGCAAGACTGGCAGCCACCAGTACAAGAAGAACCTGCACCTGTAAAGGGCACAAACGTAGGCAAGCAGGTGGCTGAACAAGAGAAACCGCAAGAAGAACCTAAAACTCCAACAGGTGGATTAGCAGCGGCAGTAGCGGCAGCAAAAAAGCCTGAAAGTAATGTTCAGCAGTCTGCACAAGAACAAGAAAAACAAAACCCAGGCGTACGGAGAATTTAATGAACACTAGAATTGACGGTATTTTTAAGCCATTGCGTGACGGCATCCTTGTACGCAACATGGATTTTAAAGGACATAAAACTCCAGGTGGAATTATTGTTCTAAGTGATGATGGCAAACTTGGCGGTATTCATCCACGCTGGGGTGAAGTAATTGCTGTTGGCAACGAGCAACAAGATGTAGATGTGGGACAATATGTTATGGTTGCACATGGACGTTGGAGTCGTGGCTTTGAACTTAACGGTGAAACAGTGCGTACAGTAGATCCCAAGGATGTATTAGGTATTCAAGATGAAGAGCCCGAAAAAGCATTGATGAAATCAACACTTGGTCATCAGACTCGTGCATATGAAGGCAAGGTAAGTGTAGGTAAACTGGAGGTCTAAATGACTTACGAAGATCACACTAAAAGCGAAGCAGAGATGTATCGTAGTCAAATGTTGAGTACACAAAAAGAAAATGACATTTTACGACATAACGTAAGAGAACTACAGGAGCAACTGCAAAACTCCTATAAGAGAATTGCAGAACTAATCGATGGTAATATGGAACGGTAAACATCTAATTGGCACAAGCCCAAAGTGTGCTAGACGCAGTATTGTTAGTTGGGGCGAAGCAAATGGCTTTGTTCAACTTGGCGATGCAGATGTTAAAAAGATCGAAGAAGCAACAGCAATTTATCTTGTTAGGAATCCTAACGGCAGATTGCCCAAACAGATTCAAACAGTAACCAAACGCTTTGCGTCAGCACAGAACAAAGAGCCTATGGCACAGTGGCAGTACACTGAAGAACTGTTGCGTGAGACATTGGAAGATGATCCTAAAGATTGGCATAACATTGATCCTGTACATTTACAAAGGCAAACTAGTGCAAGCGAACGCTATAAAAATATTACATGGAAGTTTGTTAAACTAGATGACTTTTGCGACTGGACAACTGACAATGGATATGAATCATTTGAACTATATCCAGAGAATGCAGACCCTGCATTAATAGCACTAATTAACTTTTTCATAGAAGAGTGCAATGTTGAAGACCTTTATAAAGAAGATTTTAATCTTTATCAATCACTTTAGACACTACAACGCTTGGTTCCAGAAATTACGCAATCAGTATGGAATCTTGACAGCATTGCAGTGTTTCATGTATAATGCTAAACATTACGACATAGATGGAAATTATAAATGAAAGAACTATGGACTGAAAAGTATCGCCCTAGCACACTAACTGACTATGTGTTCCGCGATGATGCACAGCGTAAACAAGTACAGGGATGGGTAGATAGTAAAACTATTCCACACTTGTTGTTTAGTGGAGCACCAGGTACAGGTAAAACCACGCTTGCAAAAGTGCTTATTAACATGCTGGACATTGACGAATATGATGTACTAGAGATCAATGCTAGTCGTGAAAACAGTGTTGAAAACGTGCGTGATAAGATTACTAACTTTGTACAAACTATGCCGTTTGGTGAATTTAAAGTTGTATTACTTGATGAGGCTGATTATATTTCACCCAATGGTCAAGCAGCATTGCGCGGTGTAATGGAAACATATGCAAGTAGCAGTCGCTTTATTCTTACATGTAACTATCCAAACAAAGTTATCCCTGCACTGCATAGTAGGTGTCAAGGCTTTCATATTGAAAAGATTGATCACACAGAGTTTACTGCTCGCATTGCAACAGTATGTGTTGAAGAGGGTGTAGAGATTGATATTGACACACTGGATAGTTATGTAAAAGCAACATATCCTGACTTGCGCAAGTGTCTTAACCTGTGTCAGATGAACACAGTTGACGGTAAACTTGTAAAGCCAAATGAAGGCGACAGTTCAACAGCAGACTATAAACTAGCAGTAGTAGACTTGTTTAAGCAAGGCAAAATACTAGAAGCTCGTAAGATGCTGTGCAGTCAAGTACGTCCTGAGGAAATGGATGAACTGTTCCGTTGGATGTATGACAACTTGGAATTGTGGGGTACAACAGAGGAGCAAAAGGATGCTGCTATTCTTATTATTGCAAAAGGATTGCGCAACATTCCAATGGTAGCAGACCAAGAGATTAACTTGGCAGCAACACTAGTAGAACTATGTCAGATATCAAACTAAAAGATGTTCTAAAATACGAAAATAGTTTCTGCGTATTACCTTTTATCCATAAACATATAGATCTTAATAACGAACAAAAAGTTTGTTGTATTAGTAGTGATCAAATAGATGATGACAGACTATTTGAAATACGTCAATTAATGATGAATAATCAGCCTGTGTCTGAATGTACAAACTGCTTAAAACAAGAACAACTTAAAACTTTTAGTGAACGTCAGTTACTTACATCAGAGTGGATGCGCAAATATCCTGATTTAGATTTCCATAATCCACAAGAATTAAGTTATGATCTAAGATACAGTAATCTTTGCAATCTGCGTTGTCAAATGTGTAATGCAAAAAGTAGCAGCGAATGGGCTAGATACTTGGGCAAGGAAGATGTTTATAGAACAGTAGAGCTAGAAAGTATACAAATAAGTCCTAATGCAAAACGTATATATCTTGCAGGCGGTGAACCTTTTATGATTAAAAGTTTTAGTCGAATGCTAAATGGTATTAAAAACAAAGACTGTGAAATAGTTATTAATACAAATGCCACAATACTTACAGATCATATGATGTCTGCACTTGAACCATTTACTAATGTTTGTTTTGTTTTAAGTATTGACGGCACAGGTGAAACAATAGAACGTATTCGTACACTTTGTATTTGGGATATAATTAACACTAATATTGAAATACTACGCGATAAACTTAATCCTAATTTTATGGTTAACACTGTTATCCAAAAGGATAATATTGATAATATACCAGAACTAGCACAATGGATAGATGATCAAGGTGTTACAATATGGCATACAACAATTTGTACAAATCCGGAGGAGTTTCACTACAAGCATTATGCTGGTACAATAAATTGGAATGAAGGATTGTGGGATAGAGCATGTGTGAATAAAAATATACAAGCAAAAAATAGTTTAAAACTAGTACACTCTACCCTCTCTGTGAAGTCATAAAACGAGCCATAATACTACGACGTACATCGCAGTCCACAGGATCACAACTGTGCCAACTGTTAGCATCAACACGCATTAGCCAACCACTGTTTTGTTTAAACGGGAAACGTTTTAGTTGTTTACCTACTGAGTTATTCATGCTAGTACCCCAACCTTCACCGCCACTACAATAAACGTATGTTTGCCATGCAAGATCAATACTGTAATGATCTATATGATTGCCTACAGCATATCCATGGTAATCTTCCCAAACACCTGCAGTAACATAATCAGGTGTTGTAGTTAGACCTTCTAGTCTATATGCCGCACTAATAATATTAGGGTTATCAATTATATTGTCGTAGTATTGTTTCCAAAACTCGTGCCCGTCTGTTCTGTTAGGTTGATATATTTTTCTATTTTGATTTTGATCTATTGCATTGTTACTAAAAGCCCACTGCCAGTGTCCTGCTTCAAAGTCGGGCCATTCAATTTGCACTAGTTTAAACAACTCGGGATGCAGTATGTCCTCGATGAAAACATGCCAATAAGGATCATATTCAACACCAGTAGAATCAAAACGTTCTATAGTGTAATCTTGATATTCTTTCCATTTTAAGGTTGACAAATGTTCCATATGTGCTATAGTATATTTAATGTTTAAACAAACGAGGACCAAATAAATGCAAGCGCAACAACTATTCGATCTTAAAACTGTAATGACTTTTGCAGTATCTGCCCATAAGCAGAAAAATGAAGATTACGTTAACTACGGTACAGTTACAAATAAATCGATTGTGCAAACGCATCTAGGACTATTGGAAGATAGTCGTGCAGTATTTGTAGATCATGTCTCACAAGAATGCGAAAATATAGCTGAAAATATTATTCAATACTACAAAGGTCTTACATTTAAGGCTATGGGTAATAAAATAAATGATTTTGAACAAAAAGTTCTTGGTCTTATTAATTGTAAACTGGTTGATCGCCGTGATATTGGTGTTATTGCTAGTTTGCCTAAAGCATACTTTCGTGCAGTAAAGCGTGATGCTACTGACACAAAGATGCGTAAACTAAGCATTACTAGCATACATGTTGGCACACTAGGCGAAGATATTACCGACACAATTAACATTCTAAATTGTAGTTTTATTCAACGCTTGCAGTGTCATGTAGTTAATGCAGAAATGAATGGTAACATTGTATGCTTTTTTACTAAACATGATGCAGAGCATTGGGGAGAAACTTGTGAAATCAAAGGCAAGATAAAACGCCATCAAACAAGTAAATTTCACGGTGGAAAAGAAACTGTGCTAAACTATGTTAAAACGGTTGACAAAGTCTAATACTGTGCTATATTAATATAGTAAGTTGATATTGAGGAGATAATATGAAAAAGACAATACTAGTAGACTGTGATGGCGTTGTTCTTAATTGGGAATATGCTTTTGATATTTTTATGCAAGAGCATGGATTTACTAAGGTTGAAGGTGCAAATCGTATGTATGATATGGCACTACGTTATGGTATTGACAAGCCGCAAGTCAAAAAACTAGTTAAGATCTTCAATGAAAGTGCTGCAATTGGTTACCTTCCTCCTCTGCGAGATGCAGTTGAATATGTGACCAAGATGGCAGACGAAGGTTGGACATTTATTGCGATTACAAGCCTTTCAACAAACAAGTATGCACAAAAGTTACGCAAGCGTAACTTAGATAAACTGTTTGGCGAAGGTACATTTGAAACTGTTACATGTCTAGGAACAGGTGCTGACAAAGATAATGCACTTGCTAAGTACAAAGATAGCGGTATGTATTGGGTAGAAGATAAGCCTGCAAACGCACTTGCTGGAGAAAAGCAAGGACTAAAGCCAATCTTGGTAGAACATGGATTTAACATGGACAACAAGGACTTTCCGCTCGCTAAGAACTGGAAAGAGATATACGACATTGTACAGGGTTAGTGGATACTTTAGAGATCATACAGTGGTCAAGTACTTTGCTGACAAGTATGATGCTATTGACTATAAAGACATAGTGGATGCTCACTATCCACTAAAAGTTACTTTTGAAAAAGGAGTTTATCCAGTGAGTACATTTATTATTAATTGTTGGAACAGCGTAATGGATCATAAAATGAATCCACTAAGCAACATTCCAGATTTACAAACAAGACACTTTGTTATGCAAATACTTGCATGGATGTGGTGTATTATCTTTTCAATGAGTGTTGGTAGTATTACTGTGTTTGCAGTAAGTGCAGTAGCACACATCTTGTTCATTGCTGGTATTGTAGTTACTGTTGGTACATTTGCTGTAGCAAAAAATAATCCATCACTTTTTAATTTGCGCCCTGGTTATCACAGTGTAAGTCGCGCCCGTGGGTACATGTGGATTAATGGAAAAAAAGTTATGCTAGATCCAAATGATCCCGGTGGAGAACATGAATAAAGCAAAACGTATTGCAAAGAGTGACGCGGCAAGATCAAAGCGCAGAAAACTTAAAGATATAATTTGTAGTTGTATACAGCGTAAATTTAACAAGTTAAGAAAACTTCGTAGAGCTGGTAAGCGCAACACAAAAGTTTAGGTTCCGTAGCTCAGTTGGATAGAGCAACTGCCTTCTAAGCAGTGGGTCAGGGGTTCGAATCCTCTCGGAATCGCCAATAGGGGATAAGTGTTACGGTAGCACAGCAGGCTCCAACCCTGCGAGCGTGGGTTCGACTCCTACATCCTCTGCCAAATTTTAGTCATAAAAAAAGAGCCTTTCGGCTCTTTTCGTATTTTAAATTATTAACCGTCTGAACATGTTTTAGTAAGTGCCGGAACTGTCATGGTCATGCCAGTATCACCATCATCGCCCCAAACTGGAATGTTAAAGAAAGTAGTGTCTCCTCTGCCGCTCCACCAATCGCTTGCAATTTGATCACCTGCCACTGCAGTTGGAACAACGTAGTTGTAGTTACCAAAATCAGTAAAATCTGTAATTGTGCCTTCACCAGTTTTTACCTGTGGAGTTGCGTCATTCATAATACTTTGTTTGTAGTTACCGTCGGTGGCTTTGGTAATATACCCGCAGCCATTGATCCAAATATTTCTATCTGTGTCGGCATCAACATAGTATTCATTTACTAGTACCACTTTAACAGCAAATGCCACACCATCAGCAGCTGCTGTTAATCCTGTGCTTTCCCACGCAACAATTTGTGGACTGTCTGCACTGGTAGCAGTAATCTCAACTTCTGAAAGTACCTTAGTACTGCCAACAAAAACATTTGCTTTTGCATTGTCATCACCTGCTTTATCTTGCCAGCAACGAATTGCGAATCTATAATCCATTTGAATTCTCCGAGTTTGTTATAACACGTTTATTTATCACCATATATGTCTAGCACTTCTGCAACTGCAGGGTGTCTTTCGATATCCCTATTATCAAAAGCACAAACACTTATGTACTTACTTTCATTGTAACGTGCATATAACTTCTGAAAATCCATTAGTCCGTTCTCATGTTCTCTGCGATCTGTTTGTGCCGTATCTCCTGTAATAGCCATGCGACTATTGTCGCCAATGCGTGTTAGTAGCATTTTCATTTGTCCTGGTGTAGCGTTCTGCATTTCATCTGCAATTACGAAAGCGTTTTTAAAAGTTCGACCCCGCATGAAAGCAAGTGGAGATATTTCAATCACACCTTCAGCAATCATGGTTTGTATTTGCTTTGCATTATAGTATTCACGCACTACATCAAATATAGGCTTAGTCCACGGCTCCATCTTCTCCTCTAAACTTCCTGGTAAAAAACCATGCTTTTCATCGTCAACACCCACTGCTGGTCTCGTCACAATAATTCTGTCAATCGTCTGATCCTTAAGTGCTTTAACAGCCGCTAGTACAGCCAGCATAGTTTTACCCGTGCCTGCAGGCCCTGTTGCGAAAATAATAGTTTGTTGGGGATCTAAGAGTTTTTGTATATACTCTTCTTGATTAGGATTGCGTCCATGTATATGAACTTGTTTTTGTTTCTGTGCTTGTGGTAAGTAGTGTACATTAGATTCTACAAATTCAGCGTGTGTCTGACGTCGCTGAGCTTTTGCTTTGCGTTGTTTTCTAGCCATTGTATATGCTATCTCCTTGGGTTGTAGAGAAGCATAGGAATGTTACTCGAATTCATGAAGACCAAATGCCTCCCTTTCAATATTACTTACAACGCATCTATCGTTATTATAGTATCATATATTAGATAAGTGCGCATATAATGGATAAATATTTTTATGCTTCCAAACTATTTAATTTTAACACCTGATGGTGTAGGCAGTACCTATTTGCAAAGGGCTCTTACAGTATATCTAAACAGTGCTTATTTGGATTACTGGAATACACATGAACTGCTTAATGGATTAGGATTTTCAAAAGGTAATCTTTGCAAAGAGGATAAACAATATAAACAGGCAATTCCTGAAATATGTGGATTACTAGAGTCTACAACTAATAATTTAGTGTCACGTATTGCAAAATATCATATCACTAATCGTTTGAAAGATAAAAAAGAAGATTATCAACAATTATATGATACATGTAATAAAAAGTTTGATAAGATATTTTACTGTACCAGAGACCCATTTGAGTATGCATTAAGTTGGAGCATTAGACAAAATACACATACGCTTAATGTGTTTAGTGTTGCAGATAGGATTAAAGTACACAGCAATTCTATAAAGCAGAAATTAAATTTAGAATATTTTAATCAAAAATTAGAACAATATTCTGGTTACGAATATTGGGCAGAAGATAATTTTAAAATTACAAGAGCAGTAAACTATGATGATAATCACAGTGATGTTGATAATATGATGAAAGAATTAACAGGACTAGATCATAATGTTGCAGATAGATTTGGTATAAGTTTACAAGATTATAGCACTGTAAGATACCTGGTTAGCATGTATATGCAAACCAAAAACAAAGAATATTTGTTCAACAAAGATAAAGCACCACGTGCTATACAATTAAAAAAGTTTATACAAAGCATGGTTCCAATTAAACTACCAAATGAAATTCCTGTAAAAATGAATACCATGCAAGACAAACAGAAACGTGTTGTTAACTTTGATGACGCAGTTGAAGTTTATAATAAATGGACAACTACAACTAACAACTATACAGCAATATCGCAAGAGGATATTGCACAAAGAATATTAACAGAAAGTAAAATTTATGCTACCTGAATATATATTTTTCACAGGTGTTCCAGGCAGTCGATGGAGTGGCATTGCCAGGGAAATAAAATCCTCGGGTCAATACAACTGCACAGATCGTGCAGAACATCGCAATTACACTCATCATGGTTTTGCAGGTCACCAAGAGGCATACTATGGCACAGGCATGGAGTTTAATGTAAGTTTAGATCGTTCGAACTTAAATGCTCCATATACAGATGCAGATCCTGCACAAGGCTGTAAACTAATAATGAGCCATGAGTGGCCCTATTACTTTGAGGCAATACAAGATGCTTATCCACTTGCTTGGATACAATTAGTATATAGACCAGACTGGGCAAGTTTTTTATGGTGGAAACAAGCAGGCGGGTTTGATATTACCTACCCAAACTATGACTGGTACGAAAGTGATTATCTAATGACCTATCGTATACAAGAACAGAATCAATTAATACTTGACTTTGGACGCAAAAACAGTGTACAATGGTTGCAACATCACAAGCACAGTGACATTTTTATAGGTACATACAAGCCTAATGCTGATAACTGATTTAAATTACTTTAAAAGAAGTGCTAACTATATCGGTAAAACAAATGGAATCGACGATCCTAATAAAAGTCCACATTGCACAAATCAAGACTGGCATCAATATCCTGTACAGGACTTTGATTACAAGTATAATAGTTGGGGATTCAGAGGTTTAGATTATGAGCAATATATTGGAAAGCCAGTAAACATTTGTTTAGGAGATAGTTTCACAGTTAACATTGGTGGGCCTATAGAACACAGTTGGACTAGTCAACTTGCACTACAGTTTGATATACCTACACTAAATTTAGGAATGGACGGCGCTGGCAATGATGCAATTAAGTTAGTGTACGATCGAGCATGTAAATTATTTGAAGTTAAGAACGCTTTTGTAATGTACAGTTTTTTGCATCGTAGACTGCACTTGGATGAGTTTATACAAGTAGCGGATGAATTTATAGATAATAAGGATTATTTCTTAGAACACCGGATAACAGATGCATACGAGACTGCACTACCTTTATATGGTTTTTCAAATATAGAAAAAGCATTATTGAAGTACTGTAAAATCTTTACTATAGATACAAAACAAAGAAATCGTGACGGATTTCATATGGATCAAAAAGCAAACAAAATATACGCAGACTACTTTTACAACCAATGGAAATTAAAAAATGAACCACAAAATATTACACAAACTTGAAAAAATGATACACATTAGTCCACAGTTGTTGCGCAACCCTGTAACACTACAGCAGGCTATACAAGGCACATTTAACATTGAAATAGACGATGTATCATATAATAACATAGGCGAACTTGTAGATCGTATTGATGATAAAGTACTACACAAATACTTTGGCAGCGTATGGAAAGGCGACATGGCAAAGTTTAAGTATAGTGGATACGCACTTGTTGATGAAATTAACAATCAAAAGCCGCGTCGTGTGCTAGACATTGGGTGCGGTTATCATCTATTCAAGGATAAGATAGATAACATTGTTGGCATTGATCCATACAACTCAGCCGCAGATCACGAAGTTGCACTGTTAGATTATCATCCAGAAGAAAAGTTTGATGTTACAATGGCACTAGGATCAATTAACTTTGGTAGCACAGATAAAATTTATGCTGAACTAGAACATGCAGTAAGTCTTTGTAATCCAGGTGCTGTAATGTACTTCCGTGCAAATCCAGGGTTACCACATGATAAATTAGAAAGTGATTGGATTTACTTTTACCCATGGGACAGTAACTTTATTGTTAATTGTGCTGAACAACTTAATGTAGAAGTATTAGATATTCGTACTGATAGCCACAAAAACAGGTTATACTTCGCTTGGCGTAAAAAATAAAGCATGAAGACTCTAGTAACACTAGGATGTAGTTGGACATTTGGTATAGGAGTAGGCTATGACGAAGATCCGGCACAGATGCTGGCAGCATTTGCAGACATAAAAAAATTTCCTCGTATATACACAGAAGAGGAATATGATAGTATAAAAGGCGCAGACTATCCTAGTTACGAAAATTTTATTAAAAATAGAAAAAACCAAGATTACTTTACAAATTTTGTATGGGAAGAATTAACGCAAGAGCACACAGAGTCAGACGAAACAATATATAATAAAATTAGAGCCGACGAGGGTATAGCAGACCTATACAGTTTTAGAGGCATAATATCAAAGTTATTATACTTAAACAATGTTAATTTTAGTTTAGGAGGATCTAGTAATGATGAACAGTTTGATATCATGTCTAAAATATTTGGCGACGCTAAAAAACGAGAACAATTCATTGAAAGCGATCCCGTTGTTTTATGGGGAATAACTAGTACTGCAAGAATTTTTAGGAACAATAAATCTATAATGTTGTCTGCAAACAACTCTGATGTAGGTTCAAAAAATGAAGAAGAATTATACAAAACATTGTATACGAAATTATATTATGATCACGAGCAACGTGTTAGTGATTTGTGCAATCAAATAGAATTGTGGAATACAATATTTGACTATTATAATGTGCCTGTAATTTGGTTTGACACATTCAATACTCACAACTATCCACGTTTACCTAGAAACTTTATACCAGGTGGAGATTTACTTACACAAATGTTAGATGTAAACAAATCAAAGATCAGTAAAGCGTTTTACCATTACAGTAATTGGACAGTTGACGATCCGAGGATCAGCGAAGGCATAAAATTAAAATTACTCAATCCAATTACTATGCACCCTACAAAAGCAGGTCACATAGCAATGTCAAAAACTTTACTTCCTCAAATAGAAAAGTATAAATAAAAGCATACTACAATTAATGTTTGCATGGCGGAAGGCCTAGAACTAACATTGTAGATTCCCGTAAATTATTAAAGGCACGATCGGTGTTTGCGCCGTCGTGGATTCACCATGATTGAAATGATAGCATATTTACTCGCAGGAGTATTTTATGGACTTATTATAGGTATTATACCTAGTGCAGGTGCTACTACAGGTTTGGTTGCACTGTTTGGATTCATAGGTTATTTTGCACACGAGCCATATATGGGAGTAATATTCCTTATGGCAGTTGTTGCAGCAAGCACAACAGGCGACAGTTTTACTGCAATACTGCTGGGTATACCAGGTGCTAACAGTGCGGCTGCTACTATGGTAGATGGTTTCCCACTAGCACAAAAGGGCAGGGCAGGTTATGCCATTAGTGCTGCAGTCACAACAAGCACAGTAAATGGACTGTTATGGGGTTGTTTAGTTTTTCTACTACTACCCTGGTACACTAATTTAATTTACATACTAGGCGTTCCTGAACTGTGGGCATTTGTTCTACTAGCATTTGTTACTGTAGGATTTTTAACTAACCAGTTTTGGTTCCGCACTGTGCTTGCTATTGCATTTGGAATCTTTGTAGGCATGGTAGGTGTCAACCCTGATAACAACGAAGCAAGATTCGGCGCACAATATTGGTTCTACTTAGAAGACGGTATACAGATTATGGCAGTTGCCGCAGGACTATTTGCTGTGCCAGAACTTACACGAGGATTGTTTCTCAAACACAGCACTGCGGACAGCGTGATTCGTGACGGTGAATTATGGGCAGGCATGAAAGCAAGTTGGGACAATCGTTGGCTTGCACTGCGCGGCGGTTTCATTGGTGCGTTTATTGGCTTGCTGCCTGGACTAGGTGGACAGATGGCAGACTGGATGGCTTATGGTCAAGCAGTTGCTAGTAACCCCGATGAGCAGTTTGGCAAAGGCAATATCAAAGGTGTAATAGGACCAGAGGGTGCTAACAATGCACAAAAAGCAACATCTATGATTACAACAGTAATATTTGGAATACCGGGTGCAAAGTTTGCTGCTATATTAATGAGTTTGTTTATGTATCTAAACATAGAACTAGGCACTCCAGATATTGCAGAGGACACAGAGTTATTTAAAAGTATGACATTTGGCTTCTTAGGTGCTACAATAGTTGTTGCACTTATTTGTATGTTTCTAATTAAACCTATTAGTAAACTAGCCGCAGTGCCATACAAATACTATTTCCCTGTGCTACTAGGATTGATTATTTTCACTAGTATGCAGTACACAGGCGGATGGGAAGATCTTGCAATGTTAGCAGTATTTTCTGTAATAGGATTTACAATGCGACATTACAAATTTAGCAGACCTGCTATGCTAATTGGCTACATTCTAGCAGAAAAAGTTGAAGGACTTACACTTCAGATCACAGGACTTTACACTGT